TACATCCTTTTTGTTTCGCTATCATTTGACTTCCATCATTACTCATATTGTCAAGAATCGTAATTTTACAGCCTGGTAAAAGTGTTTGATAATGTCTTATAGTTTCGCCAATTATTTGTTTTTCATTGTAACAAAGTAAAAATATATGAATACCAATACTCATTTTTGGTATTTTATAAAATAAGATGATTGTAATAACACATATTATAATGTTTAACATTATAATAATATATTTTCTCGCAAGCCGGAATCGAACCAGCGACTTGAGGAGTTTTACTTAGCATAAGTATACCGCTACAATCCTCCGCTCTACCAATTGAGCTATTGCGAGATCAGAGATTTCTCTCCACTATCGGAAAGTATAAAAAACTTTTTTTTTAAACGCACAATAATTTATAAAATTTAAAGGAACAATATTGTGATTAAAATAAATGAATATACTATGTGAAACATGTATGTCGGACCCCACAAGTCACTCCTTCCGAAGAATATCCGAAAAGGATGGTATAGTGACTTATTACACAAATCCAACAAAGGCTAAATTGTACAAAGACACAGATGGTATTTTAAAACATTATGACAATGCTCTCTCCAGCATTGGTGATAAAAAATGGATTTGGATTTTCGACAGTGAAGGATTTGATATTAAGCATGCTTTAGAGGTACAAACTGGAATAGGTATAGCCAAATTAACTACAGACAAATATGGAGAAAATTTACAGGAAATAAAAATAATAAACCCTACATGGCATATTAAATCTATGTTGTTAGCAGTCTGGCCTTTTTTAAATAGTCAGACCAAAGAAAAAATTACTATTTTAAAAGATAGACCTTATAGTGTATTAGAATTCATTTAAAAAACTATAATCTATTTCTTTAGGCAGCTTTCGCAGTCTTTGAACAGACCAGGAATAAACTCGCATTTTTTTATACATTTAATTTCTTTCTGGGTCAAGCTTTTCTTGGACTTCTTAGTAACACGACCTGATTTATTGCGAATAGTAATCATTTTGAAACCACGTTTTCCACGAATCGTAACCCGATTTGTTTTGGTCAGTCCCTTTCCGTTTTTAAACTCGGAGTGTGTTTGTACAGAGTTGTAATTAAACATTCTATTCTTAGCAAAGAATTTTTACCACAAATATAAATTATAAAAATTGAACTATCAACGAAAGAATAATTATGGGTAAGAGTCTTATAAATGTTTATTTGTTCAGATTGTGAAAAGAGCTTCACGCAAAAAGCAAAATATGAAACACATACTAAAAGAAAAACGCCGTGTAAAAAATCAACATCTGTCGATATCGAAACAGTACGTGAAGCAGGTCTTGACAAGTTTTATACAGTTCCAGAAATAGCTCAAAAATGTATTGATACAGTTGGATTAAAGTATAAATGGTCTGACTGGGAGTTAGTCGTAGAACCAAGTGCGGGAAATGGAAGTTTCTTCTTACGCATTCCAACCGAAAATAAAGTAGGTCTTGATATTTCACCCGAAAATGCTGAAATTGTTAAACAAGATTTCTTTACATATACACCATCAGAAAAGAACAATATATTGGTAATAGGAAATCCTCCATTTGGACGTGTTAGTTCACTGGCAATAAAATTCTTTAATTATGCTGCGGATTGGGCTACAGTTATTGCCTTTATTGTACCAAGAACATTTCGTAGAGTCAGTGTTCAAAATAAACTTAATATGGATTTTCATTTGAGGTACGATGTAGATATTCCAATGGAACCATGTTCATTTAATCCGCCGATGATGGCAAAATGTTGTTTTCAGATTTGGGAAAGAGCGTCAGAGAAGCGCGAAGTGGTTGCTTTAACAACGAATCATGATGACTGGGACTTTTTAGGGTTGGGGCCAAAGGATGATAAGGGTCAACCAACTCCTCCAGAAGGTGCCGATTTTGCGATAAGAGCATATGGTGGAAAATGTGGTGAAATTGTAACATCAGAATTGGAGAAATTGCGACCAAAAAGCTGGCACTGGATTAAAGCCAAAATAGATAAAACAGTTCTTATGAATAGATTTAAATCTCTTAATTATAGTGTAAGTCTGGACACGGCGAGACAAAACTCAATAGGTCGTGGTGAATTAGTCCGATTATATAGTGATGGGTTCGATTAGACCCGCCCATTTATAATGTGTGGGATCTAACGTATAAATATTTTTATAAAAAGAGCTTAAAGACCTCAATCAGTATATACATTGTGGAGAAATCCACGATAAGCGAGTTTGGCCGAGGGGTTAAGGCGACGGTTTTAAGCTCCGTTAGAGAAATCTGCGTCGGTTCGAATCCGACAGCTCGCATAAGAACTATTTTTGAGATTTGATATAATCTTAATAATGGTTCTTCGGAATCAGAGAGGGAATGTCGTCTAATGGTTATGATTTTCGGTTTGGGTCCGAAAGGTTCTGGGTTCGATTCCTAGCATTCCCCTAAATATATTTTTAAGAAATTTGAAATTTCTTAAAAATATATATTTTTCTATAAAATGGGATTTATTTATAAAATTACAAATATTACAACCAACAAGTGTTATGTAGGGGAAACAGTTCAGTTAGACCCTGAAATTAGATGGAAGCAGCATATTAATAAAATTAATAGAGATAAGGGGTGTCCAGCATTAAAGGATGCTATAAAGAAATACGGAATAGAAAAATTTAGGTTTGAAATAATAATTATATGTTTTGACGAAGATAGACATAAATATGAAACAGAATATATTAAGAAATATAATAGTCAAGTTCCAAATGGATATAATATATTGCCAGGAGGTCAATATGGAGGAAGTAGATTATGTATTAAACATACTGAAGAAGCTAAAAAGAAAATGAGTGATACTTGTAAAGCATATTATAAAGATAATCCTAATCATTTTGAAACATATAGAGAAAAACATAAACAGTCTATGGGAAAAGTTGATATATCATCATCAGTTAAAAATTCAGAAAAGTTTAAAAAAGCAGTAGAAGAAGGGCGAGTAGGAGGTAAAGCGCATAAAGACGGAAAACAATCTGAAGAAACTAAAATTAAAATTAGAGAAAGTGTAAATAAATATTATGAACAAAATAGGGAAAATATTATAGAAAAGCATAGGGATGCTATGGCAAAATCTAAAGGTAGAAAAATAGCACAATTTACGAATGATAATAAATTTGTAAAAGAGTATAATAGCATTAGTGAAGCAGGAAGATTATCAGAAGCCAAAACATCAAATATTCAAAGAGTATTATCCGGATTTAGTAAAACAGCAGGTGGATATATTTGGAAGTACGCAGATGAAAAGAGCTTAAAGACTTAGTTCAAAGATATACTTGTGGAGAAATCCACAAGTGGGAGTAGAAAAGTGGTCCACTTCGCTCGCTTGAGGTGCGAGTCCCGCAAGGGGCGTGGGTTCGAATCCCACCTTCCACATACATGACTATTTTTGATATATTTATATTATTTCAAAAATAGTACAGTTAGTAAATTAAAAATTGATTCTAACATTTTACTCTTAGACTATTAGAATGGGATACATTTATAAAATTACAAATATTATAAATAATAAGTGTTATATTGGTGAAACTATCCAGACTCCCGAAAAAAGATGGAAGGATCATAAATCAGCATTTAAACGAAATGGTGGCTGTACAGCATTAAAATCTGCTATACTGAAATATGGTTTAGAAAATTTTAAGTTTGAGGTATTAATAATATGTTTTGACCAAGATAGATTAATTTATGAAAAACAATATATAAAAAAGTATAATTCATTAGCGCCAAATGGGTATAATATATTAGAAGGAGGACAAGAAGGAGTATTAGGATATAAACATTCTAATGAAACAAAAAAGAAAATATCATTAAAGTCAAAAGAAAACAGTAGTAAACCAGAAATAAAAGAAATGTCAAGACAGAGAGCAATTGAACTAAATAATCGCATTAAATCAGGTGAAATAGTTAAAAAATCAGAAAAATGGTACAAGGCTTTAGAAGAAGGTAGAATTGGCAATCGAGGAGGAAATCATAATGAAGAAACAAAAAAGAAAATTAGCGAAGGATTGAAAAAATATTTTGAAGATAATGGTTCCACAATAAATAAAGAACGTCATAGTGGAATTATGACAAAAATTAATGGTAGGAAAATAGAACAATATACTAAAGAAAATATTTTCGTTTCATATTATGATAGTATGGTTTTAGCTGGGAAGGCAACTGGAATTAAGCATAATACAATTCAGGCAGCAGCAGCAGGAAGACTTAAAACAGCTGGAGGATATATTTGGAAATATGCTGAAAAAGAACTTAAAGACTATTGATGAAAGTATACTTGTGGAGAAATAGAATAATGGCAAATTCACTCGCCTTTGAAGCGAGCAATCCCAGTTCGATCCTGGGTTTCTTCATACCTTCTCTATTTTCTGAGCTAATACGTTTAGAAAAGGGAGAAGTCCCTACAATGATTCTGTGGCGCAGTGGTGAGCGCGCCTGCTTGACACGCAGGAAGTCCTGGGTTCAATCCCCAGCAGAATCATGTGGTCCATTAGCTCAGGTGGGAGAGCATCGTGCTAATAACGCGAAAGTCATGGGATCGAACCCCATATGGACCAATGGCTATTTAAAATCTTGGTATAGAATTTAAATAGCTGAGTAAAATCAGCTGTACCTTGCCCTCATAGCAAAGGGGTTATTGCAACACATTTGTAATGTGTAGGTCGTGAGTTCGAATCTCACTGGGGGCATCTATATTATTTTGAAAATTGAAATATTTTCAAACTAAATAATTTATAGATTTATAAAATGGGATATATTTATAAAATTACTAATATTAAGAATAATAAATGTTATATTGGTGTTACTACTATTAGTAATCCTGAAAGTAGATGGAAAGGTCATAAATCATCTATAAAGGCAGGTAAAGGATGTCCGTTATTAAGGGCGGCATTTAATAAACATGGAGAAGAATCATTTAAATTTGAAGTACTTATAATATGTTTTGATGAAGATTTATATATTTATGAAAAAAAATATATAGTTAAATACAACTCTCTTGCTCCTAATGGCTATAATGCCCATGAAGGTGGTGAGTTTGGTGGAAATTTTATAGGTAAAAAACATTCGGATGAAACTAAAAAAATAATGTCAATAAAGTCACATAATTATAACAGTAGACAAGATGTAAGAGAAAGAGCAAGAAGAGTTGTAACAGAGTTTAATAAAAATAATAATATTGGAGAATTAATGAGAAATTCTACAAAATGGCAAAAAGCAAAAGAGGAAGGTAGAATAGGATGTAGCGGTCATAATAAGGAAAGAAATGATGAAATTAAAAAGAAAATTAGCAAAGGATTAAAAAAGTATTTTGAAAATAATAAAGAACATCATAGTGAAATCATGACAAAAATAAACGGAAAAAAAATAAATCAATATTCATTAGATAATATATTATTAGCATCATTTGATAGCATTATACTTGCTTCAAAGGGTTCAGGTATAGGGCGATGTAGCATTCAGGCCAATGCTTCAGGGCGAACAAAATCAGCAGGAGGATTTATTTGGAAGTATTCTGAAAAAGAACCTAAAGAAATTATACAACAATAAAGTAGAGCCATAAATGGTTCTAATGGCCTTTTTGCACAGTGGATAGTGCGTCCGCCTTCTAGCCCTTTTAAGGTGTGTAAGCGGAAGGTCGTGGGTTCGATCCCCACAAGGGTCATGACGCTATTTTTCCGTGATGTAGTCGCATCACGACCCGAGTAGCGATGTAGTAAAGAGGAATTACGTTGGGCCCATATGATTATTTTGTAGAAACCCAAAAGTCCATGGATCGAAACCATGCGTCGCTATCTTATATTATTTTTAAGTATAACTTATGAATATTATACACTATAGGGTATTTGTTGTAAATATGCCTGCGGATATGCTTGCGGATACGGAATGTATGTGGGTGGAGCGGAAGGATAGGGTGGATAATATAATTGTTGAGCAGGAGTATTAAAAACAATGGGAGCAGTAGGAGCAGTGGTAGCAATAGGACCAGTAAGGCCCAAAGGCTGAGTTACGACTGTTATTTCACTTGGAGGATTTGTCAATTGTGGTACTGAATTATTTCTTTTACCACAATTTTTAATTCTAAAGCGACAAATTCTACAAATGGCAATACAAATAAGTAAAGGTATTCCCGTAGCAAGAACCATAATAAAATTATCATTATCGTATTGAGACATCCCTACAACATATTTACAAAAAATATTTTTATACTCTACTATTCAGCATAAAAAGCTACCATGACGTATTATATAGAGTTCCTATGATTTCAAAACCCAAAATAACTGAAGTAAGTCCAGTCCCAGCACAAAAAAAGAAAGCTAAGATTCCACGTGCTCTAAGAGAGCAAGTATGGGTTGTACATGTTGGCAAACTATTTGAAACAAAATGTCTGGTGGATTGGTGTCAAAATAAAATAACAGTATTTGATTTTCATGTAGGACACAACATTCCTGAAAGCCAAGGAGGGACAACAGATATAAAGAATCTGAAGCCCATATGTGCCCGATGTAATCTATCAATGGGTAGTCAATATTCTATAGAAGAGTGGTCCAAAATAAGTAAAGTATCTCCACTATATCAAGGCAAAGAACCAGTTCCCGTCACAGAACCCAAAAAGCCGAGATGGTTATTATGTTGTTAAATTCGGATTTAAAACATACTCTTTCTTATTATAGAGAATGCCATGTGGATGTGGTAAAAAAAGAACAGGAACAATCCACTTCATGGGCCAGGCGAGTAGTGATACTCCTCAACCAGAAGAATGGGGTCCAATCGTTTGGAAATATTTACATTGTCTCACTGAGAAGATAGGATTTGCTGGAACAATTGCCGACGCAGACCAAGCAAATTATATGGAATTAATTATTAACACTTTACATCTTGTCATTCCTTGCCCTGACTGTCAGGCACATGCTTCGTCTTATATTAGTAGTAATCCTTTCCC